TACGGTTGGCGAACAGCATATTGGACTGCATCTGCCAATAATATTCCGGGTTCATTCGCTTCAAGTCGTAATGATCCGTGAGCAAAAGGTAATTTATCTGATGCTCAGAAAAGAACGGGCATTTGATTTCCAGGATAGCATCTTGTTCCGGAATGTCCCTGTCTGGGCTTCCGCCGGCATGGTCCGTGTAAACACAGAACCCAATTTCCTCGCATTGAAATCCCTTTATCTTCTCGAACCATTCAACGGCCTCGGACTCAAGCTCTATCCCGTACCCCAACGCCTGGGCGTAAGGGGCGTTCTTAATCGTTCCGGTGAGGGTTTCAGCCACTTTCTGATAGATGTAGGTCATAGCCGTGTCACTCAATCCATCGTCGCTGTAAACGTATTTAACGCTCGATCCTGGTCCTTTCTTTGGCCTGGCTTTTAATTCAGTCTCGGTCATCTCCCTTTTCGTTGGGGCCAGTAGTTTATGCATTTCGCTTGATGTGAAGCGGCCGCACCGGATTTGGTCCCACTGTTCGCTGCCCTGGCGGATGTGTTTCTGGACGGCATCCGGGTCTTTCAGGTCACGAAAAAAGTCTAAGGCGTCGCTCATATCTTGCTTTTTGTTTTTTGGATAAGGATTTCCCGGGCACGGTTGATCGCTTTAACATAGATCTGACCAGTACGTTCTGCCCACGAATCAGGGTCCATTGCGGTCCTCATGTTCGGGTCGATCGTAATTATTTGGTTGAAAATCTCCATGTATTTTTTATGGAGAACATCAACGTCTAATTCAGGGAGCCGTCCGTCGATATCAGAATCGGCCGTAGATAAGCCCAATGCTCCAATGAGGGTATACCGCTTCAAATATTCGATCGCGCTGCCACGGGCCTGTATTGGATTCTTGGAGCCTGTTACGTCGGCCAGCGCTGACATGGTTGTTTTCTCGGTATGTCCTTCTGTGTGTGTAACCAAACAGGTGACAATTATTTCGGGGCTTTTGTCCTGGAACTCCCAGCGGTAGGAAAGGTTATGCTTCTTTATAAGCACTTTGATCTGCCGGGCGATGTCAGCCAAAGGCGCGTAGTTGTAGTTCGTCTGATTGAAGCTGACTTGCTTGGTCTTTCGCAGGTCCGGGCACTCAGATTGGAAATCTGCGATCGCCGCAAAGAATGCTGCGCGCGCTTTGTTCGCTTGCCATCTCTCCTGCAAGGCCATAAGCTTTTCGAGCTTATCCACGTCGGCCCCCTGTTCGGTGGCCAGACGCAGTAAGTCCATTGGACTGGGCTCCACTTTCGGAATTATCGTTGTTTGAGGCTCTGTCATTGCGCCGACTTTAATTGCTCGTGAATTCTGGTTACGTCACTAGCGTCGCGCATCATTTGGCCGATGTCCTTACCTTCAGTGGCTTTGTTCATAGCGATCATTGTGCACATGAAAACAAATTTTTCTTTTTTTTCTGCGGTCGGGTCTGCTTTATAGATAGCCAATTCGTCCTCCATTTGTTCGACGAGCATTTCAAATGGGATCACTTTTGCGAGCATTAAGCCTAATTCAATCATTTTATTTTTTGGTTAAAAGTTTCATTTTGTAGGTGGTTAGAACTGAAGGCGCTTTTCTTCGAACTCCTTGTCTTTAATTGCTTGCTTTATCTTTTCTAATAGGGCCCGATCTTTCTCATCCCAAACAGCTGTGTAAGAATACATGCAGTAATACCAGTTTTCGAGTAGTTCAAGCTCTTCCAGTGTCAGGTTTTCCATGGGTCTATTTGTTAACCGATATATTTGTCTCGAAAATAATCGAGTCCTCTTCTACACCAAGCTCTTCCGCGATGACTGTTTTCAAAATCCAATGCCAGTCATTTGGTTCTGAAATCACCGGGAACCATGAGCCTGTTTTAACCGAACTCAACTCCAATTTAACGAACCTGACCCGGTTGTCGTGCTCGTAATAATCACCGCTGAATTTGTATTTACACCAATCTTCAATGTCGTCCTCAATCTCACCGACGAACTCCAGTGTTTTGTATTTCGGTTGGGGCGATTCTTTTTGAGCCGGGGGCCAGTTGCCTTCGAGTTGCTTAACGTCCATGGCTATTCCTCTTCTTTATATTTATAACCACCGTCAATCAATTCGTAATCCTTCCTATACTCAGGACGCAGGGAAAAAGCAAGCTCATAAGCCTCCTTGCTGCCGCCTTCCGGGATGTACTCTGAATTCCTTTTTCCATCACGATATTGTATACGTCCGCAATTTTGCCCAATATCCCGTCGGCCCATTCATATTCAATCAAAACAGAAGGGAACACCGCTGCCATCACATCAATTATTTTTATAGCTGAGGACCAAGCGGTTTCAAAAGTGAAAATGTTTATTGCCTCTTGTTCGTATCCGTAGCCGCCCCACTTCGATCCCCAGTGTTTGACATTCCAAGTGTACCACCAATCAGGCAAATGTTTGACTGCGTCCTGTGAGGGTCTATCATGATAGGCGTCGCTATCTGGCGGGGGAATAACCTTTTTAAAATCAGGGAACATGAACAATGAGTTTTTGACCTCTATTTCCCATCCGGCGGGGAGTTCATTCTGAAGATGCCCTTTTCGATTCTCGCAAGACCCCGTGGAAAGGTCCATCCATAAGACGTCAAATTCACCATCTTTCCTTTTGCAAATGGCCAGTTTATCGTCATGCGTCATATTGATGTATGCGTCTTGCTTTGTCGAGAATGCTTTTATAACTGCGTCGACTTGTTTAAATGATCCCAGTAACTTGATCCTGTTTTTGATGTGGTTTGGCATATCTTAGTTTATTAAAAGTGTATTTCTTTTAGGCTCCCTGATGGGTAGTTCTGATTTTACGAATGGTCCTTTGACGATCTGACCAGGTATCAACCCCGGCCGGCCTCGCTATGCGCATGTTCCTTACCCCGTTGTTGCAAAAGGATAGCTTGAACATGATCGATCCAGTGCCCCTGCAAATATGGCAAGGCTCCATTGAGCAATCCATTCCCGAGCCGTTGCAGTTTCCGCATAGATCGGAGTTGTCGTAAAAGACTGTGATGTTGAGGGTTTCCATTATAGTAGTGCGGTTAAAATAATCGCAATGATAGCCGGAGCGGCGATGATTAAATGGACCGGGTGGAATCTTTTGGGTTTCATGGTTTTAGTCATTTGATTAAATTGAATGCTTTTTGAATGGATATCAGAGCAGTGTTTAAATGCCCCCAGTCAATATTAAATGTTTTGCCCCAATCAACGCGCTTCTCCTTGCCCATGACGTGATCAACAAACCATTTAGCTTCTATGACCCCTTCACGGAGACGTTCATTTTCCTCTGTAATCCTTTGATGCTCGTACATCAAAATCTTGATAGCTTTCCCGGCAGACGATTGGTGCCCGGCGTTATTGTAATCAATCACCCATTGCGGTATCTTGGTTTTCATAGGCTGCCTAACTTTTTAAGTATGCTTTTATCTGGACCCGAAATTAATTTCGCTTTCACTTTGAATTCATGACTGTAGGCATAGGGTAAAAGACCGCGAATAAATTCCTTAGTATTCTCCATGTGCTCGCCGTGAAGATTGAAACCGTCAGAGATCCATGAATCATCAACCGTCATCTCCACCTGTAAAACAAATTTCCTTTTCATAATCCGTTTCGTTTATTTGATGAATCAAAGATAATATCAAAACAATATCAAAGTCAAGTCTTTTGTGAAAAAAAATTTAAAAATAAAAATATATCATTTTAGTTGCATTTCAATATTGTATTTTCGTATGTTTGAGACATAATTCAGAAGCGAATGGCAAAAACAGCTAAAAAAGACGAAAAAAAGGTACTTCTTCGCATGCGCAATAAGGCATACGAGGCAGTAAAGAAATCCGCTGAAGCCAATAAGAGATCGATTAACTCGGAATTGGAATATTCTATAGAAGAGAAATACCTATGAATCGATTACACGAAGAGATAAGCTTGGGAAAGCACCGGGAAATAGAAAGACAACTAAACGAGCTTTCAATCCGGATAAAACTTTGGAAAATTGCTGTCCTTGATGAGGATCAGCAGGCGAAAATGAACGCTGCACGGGTCAACCATCCTGAGCCGAATTGGACAGAAGTCGCGCAGATGCTCGATGAAG